GCACTATGATATCTTGCTAGTGTGTTCATGGTTCTCCTTTAAAAGCGAGTGTAAGTTGTGTACCCTTACGGCGTACAATACTATTTAACCACAAACCATCAAAAAAGTCAGTGTGGAATACCCCAAATCTTTGTACAGTAATCCCCAATAGATCTATCAGAAGAGAAGAAACCAGAACGTGCAATATTGATTAATGACATTCTATTCCACGCATCACGATTTATCCATGCCCTACTTACTCTATCTTGAGCATCAAGATAATCAGAAAAATCTGCAAAGACACAGAAAGGATCATGATTCATCAAGTTACTAATTAAAGGTTCAAATAGTTCTCTATCTCCTTGACTAAAATGTCCACATTTAATAAGATTTATTGCTTCCCACAATTCTGGACAAACATGACATTTTGGTTCATATCCATTCTGCCATAGTTCTGCAATACCTTTCTCATCATGACCAAACAAGAAGAAGTTTTCTTCTCCTACAAGTTCACGTATCTCTACATTAGCACCATCTAATGTACCAATAGTTAAAGCACCATTCATCTGGAACTTCATGTTACCAGTACCAGATGCCTCCTTACCAGCAGTAGAAATCTGTTCTGATAGATCAGCAGCAGGGTATACCTTCTCCCCTAACTTCACACTATAGTTTGGTAAGAATACTACCTTCAACAAATCTTTAGTGTCAGGATCATTATTAACTACGTCAGCAATATTATTAATAAACTGTATTATTAATTTTGCCATATAATATCCTGGTGCTGCCTTACCACCAAAGATTATTGTTCTTGGAACAATATCATCAGTTTTACCATTCTTGATTCTTATATATTGTGATATTACCCAAAGAGCCATTAAATGCTGTCTCTTATATTCATGTATCCGTTTCACCTGTACATCAAACATACTAGATGGATCTACAGTAATTCCAAGTTGATCTTGAATATAAACAGATAACTTATGCTTACCAAGTAACTTTGTTTCTCCAATTTTTCTATTAAGATCTGGATCATATTGCTTATCTTCTAATTTTTTAAGTAACTCCATATTAGTTACCCAATCCAAACCAACATATTCATTGAGAACTTCAGCAAGTGGAGGATTGGAATATGCTAACCACCTTCTAGGAGTAACACCATTGGTAACATTCGTAAATTTATGATGCCACAAATCATAAAACTCTGGCATTAGTTGTGTCTTAACCAATTCGGAGTGTAATTCTGCCACACCATTTACATGATGGGAACCGACAGTAGCAAGATGTGCCATACGAACTGCTTTATTACCACGTTCATCAATGATAGACATTTTCTCTAACATCTTATCATCACCAGGATAATTTAAACGTACTACCTGCAAAAATCTTCTATTAATTTCATAAATGATTTCCAAATGTCTTGGAAGTAAATCACCAAATAATTTAAGATCCCACTTCTCCAATGCTTCTGGCATCAAAGTATGGTTAGTATAAGCAATACTTTTTGTTACTATCTCCCATGCAGACTCCCATTCCATATGACGATCATCAACTAACAATCTCATCATTTCTGCCACAGCAACTGCTGGATGAGTGTCATTTAATTGAACTTGATAATACTCTGGAAAATGTTCTATTGAAATCTCACGTTTCTCTAAACTTCTAAACATATCTTGAAGAGAAGCACTTACAAAAAAGAATTGTTGTTTTAATCTTAATTGTCTTCCAGCATCTGTTCCATCATTAGGATATAAAACCTTAGAAATAGTTTCAGAAGAAACACTCTGTTCTACTGAACCCATGTAGTCACCAATATTAAATGCATAGAAATCAAATATCTCAGTAGCATCTGCTCTCCACAATCTTAAACGATTACAACTATTAACTTTATATCCCAACTGTAAAACATCATAAGGAACAGCAACTACTTGTTCTGCTGGAACCCAACGTACTCTATGGTTACCTCTATCAGAAGTATAGTGTTCAACTCTACCACCAAATCCCACTAATACAGATTCATCAGGATAACATAATTCCCAAGGCCAATCTCCATGCAACCAATTATCAGTAACTTCTATCTGTTGATTTCCCTTTATCTCCTGTTTAAATATTCCAAATTTATATCTTATACCATATCCAGTAGCAGGTACTTGTAGAGTTGCTAGAGACTCCATATAACATGCTGCTAGTCTACCCAAACCACCATTACCAAGTCCAGGTTCTTCTGCTACTTCTAAAACCTGTTCTAAAGTTAAACCATATTCAGATACTGCTTCTCTTGCTTCCTTTTCAATGCCCAAATTAAGAAGATTATTTCCAAGTTGAGGACCAATTAGAAATTCTGCTGATAAGTATGCTACTTCTTTTTTTGGTTTACTTTCTGTAAGATAATAAGACATCATTTGATCTCTCACAGCATAACATAATGCCATGTAGATATCATGAGATGAAGCAGTATTAGGACGTTTACCTAAAGTGTAAAATAAACGTTCCGTAATACCATTATATAAATTGTTCATATGTTATTCGGATTCTTCAACCCTTTTTTTCTTACCTATATTATACTTTGTTTCAAGTATCCATTCATTTTTTTCTTTATATGCTAACACTTTAATTTGATTTAAAGGAGCAATGTCAGTTATCTTTTCAGGATTAATAACTGTTACTAGACCCCAATCAGTAAGCAACTGAATAATTCTATTACGACGTTGAACATCATTTTGAGTAAGATTTGCATGTTTGCCATCTAATGCAAACAACTCTTTAAAATGAACAATGTAATATCTTCCTTGCTTATGCAAGATATGACATGACTGGTATATCTTCTTTTCTTTTCTGGATGCTACTCCAATTCTTGTGAGAGTTTCTCGTACTTTTAGGAAGTCATCTGGTTCATTTAAAGTGACTTCTATCATTTGGTCAGCAGACCACTTGACCTCGGGCTCGGCAATCATTTTTTTCCTCCAGTTTCAAATTTAGATTTTATAAAATTAAGTTGTTCTTTGGTTAGGATTCTTAGAGCCTGCTTTGCCTTTTCGTTACTATACCCATAATAACGTTTCACCAATTCAAGATCTTTAATCTCATCTTTGCGGAGCCAAGGAGAGAATCTCCTACGCTTCCTCACACTATTTAGATAAAACGAATATTGCATATCAGAAGTAAGATGATGATTAAGATTCATCTCATTTGCAAATAAAACTGTGTCCAAATGTCCTGACATACAACGGTTAATAATGTATGCAGGATACTTTGCATCTGGATCTTCTTCATAGATATTCTTTTTGTTTTGATTGATTGAGTTCAACCAGTCTTTCAATTCAATAGTCATGATTTAGGTAGTTGGCGATTAAAGTTCCAGTAATCAAATTTTTGCCAGAGATAATATATTCCTATTAAAGATCTCTTGACAAACTCCTCAAGGAAAATAATTGGAATAACGATGATTTCAAATGTACTCATCGTATTATCTGAATATCATCATCCTCTGTCCATAGTTCAACCTTATCTCTGAACCTATCCTCTTGCTTTAACTTCTCGTATCTCTTACCTGCCTTCTTCTTCCACCATGCAATAATATTTTCAAGATAAAACTTATCCCAGTTTTGTCCACGAACCAACTTAGTATGATTAC